CTTCGAACTTCTTCGCTGTGGCAAGCGGTACGATTATTTCACTTCGTGCTTGCCGAATCCTCAGAAGGGTGATGCCGTCGAAATTCCTGTTGGCTCGGACTCTGCTCCGGTCAATCTCGTTCCCCATACTACAAGCACGGCTAAGATGCTTGTTAAGAAAGCCGCCGATGGGGTTGGGGCTGGCAATGTCGATATTTATTCCGATGCTTCCAGCCAACTCTATACGGATGGCGGTTTCAATGTCGTGATTGATCCGAATGGTCGGCTCGTTGCCGATCTTTCTAGCGCGCTTGCGACCACCATAAACGATCTCCGGTACGCTGTTCAGCTACAGGCCCTTCTCGAGAAGGATGCCCGTGGTGGATCACGGATGATCGAATCGAACTATGTCCACTTCGGGGTTGTGTCATCTGATGCCAGATTGGACCGTTCTGAATATTTAGGGGGGGGGACTTCCGTTGTAAACTTCCACCCTGTTGCTCAGACCACCTATCAGGGGACACCTACCGCAAAGGATTCTTTGGCGAATCTCTCTGCCTTCGGAACTCTCTCCGGATCGGGACATGGTTTCACCAAGTCCTTTGAGGAGCATGGCTATATTCTGGGTCTGTGCCGCATTCGTGCGGACCTGCACTATCAGCAAGGCCTTGATAAGCTATGGAGCCGCAAGACTCGGTATGATTTCCCGTATCCTGTGTTCGCCCATATTGGCGAACAGGCTGTGCTCTCTCGGGAAATCTACTGCGATGGTTCCGGCGACGATGATGATGTGTTCGGGTACCAAGAAAGGTACGCAGAGATGAGGACCCATCGGAGCATGATTACCTCCGTTATGAGGTCCACTTATACTACTCCACTCGACTACTGGCATCTTGCTCAGGAGTTCGATACCCGGCCCGTTCTGGATCAGGATTTCATCGAGGAAAATCCGCCTATCGATCGCGTCATAGCGGTCCCTTCGGAGCCTCAATTCCTCATGGACATCTTCTATGATCTTACCTCAGCACGGCCTTTGCCGGTGAATTCGATCCCGACATTGGGCGGGCGGTTCTAGTGGCTGAGGAAGGCGGCGCGGATTGGTCCGCCATTGGCGGTGGCTTGCTGTCAGGCGGTCTTTCTATGGGTGGCTCCATCATCTCAGGGATGATGGGTCGTTCTGCCGCAAATCGGGCTACCGATGTCAACCGCCAGGAAGCCGCACTAAACCGGCAATGGATGGAGTACATGAGCAATACCGCTCATCAGCGAGAGGTCGCTGACTTGAAAGCGGCGGGGCTCAATCCTATCCTGTCTGCCGGTGGTGGTGCTTCCTCTCCAGGCGGTTCGGCTGCACAAGCAATGCTCGCCCAAAATCAGGCTATCGATCTCGAGGGTGCTGTGAGCTCTGCGCAAGAGGGCTATCGGCTGACTCAGGAAGTCCGAAACTTAAAAGCCCAAAATGAAAACCTCGAGGCTCAGAAGGCGGCCATTGATCAAGGCCGCCAGTTGGACTACGAAAACACCCGGTTAAAAAAGGCCGAGGCTATTATGGCCGAGGCAATGTCCGCTGGAGCCCAAGGGATCAAAGACTTTAATTCCCGTTGGGGTCCTGCGATGTACAAAGCCGATAGGCTATCTGAAGTTGGGTCTCGGGTGTTCGGTGTTGGTCGTGATCTTGCCGCTACTGCTCTAGGTGCTAAATGGCTTGTTGGAAAAGCCGCCCTGGGCAAGGCTATGGATGCGGCGGGGATGAATAGTGCATCTCCTAGACCGGTGAATATTCGTAGTCGTGTAATGAAGCGTTCAAACTAGGGGGACTAAATGTCTTTTATTCCTAAAAGTACTAGAAAAAAAACCGCCACAAAAGTAAAATCTCAAGAGAGGTTGGATGTTGACATTAACAATCTCGTTAAATATGGACATCCGATCCCGGCTGGCGTTAACTGCTATCCGGATCTCACGGAGATCCCGGAGGATCGCAGGGTGGCTCTGAATCGCCTTGGGGCGATTATGGATGCAATGCCGCCATCGATCTCTGAGGCAGGTTTTGCTAGTCTGCTCCGACTTCCATTCCCTCAGGCCATGGAGTTCCTTAAAAATTTGGAAGCCGCACATTCGTCTGACGCGCGTGCCTCGCGCGCGACGGGCGTACAAAGCGGCGATCCTCAAAAAATCAATCCCACTCCTGGCCAAGCCGGGGGGCCGGCGGAAGCCCCCCCGGGCGCTGGAGCCGGCGCCCCGGCTAAGGTCGGATCATGACTCCCGTTGAACGCTCTGTAAATGCCCTGATTTGGGCTGTAGTGCTTGGGGCAGTAGGCACGGCTCTCTACTTGATATATAGTGCCTACTGACACCATAGGAGAAAGCTATGAAGCGAGAAAGAAAGCGTATGTCCAGGGGTGAATCCCGTAGGGACTTTCGGAAAAAGCACGATTCCCACCCGCTGAATTATTCCCGGGCTCTGGTCGGGACTATGCGGGGTGGGATCAGGCTGTAGTGCCTCTGTGCTACGAAAATGGACCCTATCCTTGTGGCAAGTGCACCGGCTGTCTTTCAAGTCGCGCAAGCGACTGGTACACTCGCCTCATGCATGAACGACAGTCCGTCGGTGATGCTTCGTTTGCTACTCTCACTTATAGCTGCGATTCTGTCAGCGATGTTTCTAAGGACGACTGTGTAGGGTTCATGAAGCGGTTAAGGAAGCGTCTGGAACCTAATCAAATAAGATTCTTCCTCGGGGCCGAATACGGAGAAAAAGGTAATCGGCCCCACTATCATGCCCTGATCTTCGGGCATGACTTCCGCAAAGATCAGGGGGCTAGGTCCGTTGGGAAAGATATTTGGACTTCTCCCCTACTTGAAAAGGCTTGGGGGCATGGCCATGTTTCATCGGGAACCGTTACACCGGCTTCCATCCGATACGTCGCTAATTATATCTTGGGTCGATCAAAAGAAAAGACCCCTGATGCATTCCTTGATCCTGAGACCGGGGATGAGATTGCATATACTCCGGTTTTTGCTCTCATGTCTAGGAATCCCGGTCTAGGATCAGAGTGGATTCGTGAGCATGCTCACGAAACCTACCGGGATAATAATGTCGTCGTTGATGGGTTCGTCCGTGTCCCTCCCCGGTTTTATGACTACCGGGTTTGCAAGGGAAAGCCGGGATTAAAAGAGGTCTTGCAGAAATCCCGGCGAGATGCTAGACTTGAATCGATGAAGTCCGATCCTACGGGCTGGCTGTCCAATCATCACCCGGCGAGGAACCGCGCAAAGGTTCAAGCCGATAAAACTAAACGCGCTATGAAGCGCAAAGGGAGCCTCTAAAATGAAACTTCAAGCATTCAGTCTGCGAGATGTAAAGGGCGAGTCTTTCGGTGCTCCGATGTTCGGCCCTCATGCCGAAACGATCAAGCGGCACCTCACTAGGATCGGGCGCGAATCTCAGGCCGACTTCGCCCTCTTCCCTGCTGACTTCCATCTGTTCGATATCGGTACATACGATACGAATACCGGGAAGATGGAAGCTAAAATCCCGCCAGAGTTTATCTGTGCGGCTACTACTTTCTTCAACAGACCGGCTCCGGTCGATCCCGTAGTGGTTCCCACGGTGGGGGCCGGTCCCAATTTGGAGGCCAAGTAAATGAATCAGATCATGCCTAAGTCGTTGCCTTCTCCGATGTCTGTGAATTTCGCAAAGCTCCCCGATGTACGGATCGAGCGATCTAAGTTCAAGCGAAATCACACTGTAAAAACGGCCCTAGACTCCGGATGGGCCATTCCCGTGTTCTTGGACGAAGTCCTGCCCGGGGACTCGCATACGTTGAATGCTACGATCTTCGCGCGCCTCTCTACTCCGATCAAGCCTCTTCTGGACAACATCTATCTGGATACGATGTTTTTCTTTGTCCCGATGCGGCTGATCTGGGAGCATACTGCGAACTTTTTTGGCGAGAGGAAGCCGAATCCGGATTCCTCTATTGCCTACGAAATCCCTCAGGTCGAAATGCCTACAAGTCCCGGCGTTGTTGCCGGGTCCATTTTCGACTATATGGGAATCCCTCTCGGCTGTGCGGAGATGGAAGTCAATGCCCTCCCGCTGAGGGCTTATAATAAAATCTACAACGATTGGCTGCGCGATCAGAACCTGATCGATAGCGTTGTTGAGCGCGTCGGTGATTCCGGCGATCTCCCTGCGGACTTCGAACTTCTGCGCTGTGGCAAGCGGTACGATTATTTCACTTCGTGCTTGCCGAATCCTCAGAAGGGCGATGCCGTCGAGATTCCTGTTGGCTCGGACTCTGCTCCGGTCAATCTGGTTCCCCATACTACAAGCACGGCTAAGATGCTTGTTAAGAAAGCCGCCGATGGGGTTGGGGCTGGCAATGTCGATATTTATTCCGATGCTTCCAGCCAACTCTATACCGATGGCGGTTTCAATGTCGTGATCGATCCGAATGGTCGGCTGGTTGCCGATCTTTCTAGCGCACTCGCGACTACGATCAACGATCTCCGGTACGCTGTCCAGCTTCAGGCCCTTCTCGAGAAGGATGCCCGTGGTGGATCACGGATGATTGAATCGAACTATGTCCATTTCGGGGTCGTGTCGTCGGATGCCCGGCTGGACAGAAGTGAGTACCTCGGGGGTGGGACTTCTGTCGTAAACTTCCACCCTGTTGCTCAGACCACCTATCAGGGGACACCTACCGCAAAGGATTCTTTGGCGAATCTCTCTGCTTTCGGAACACTCTCCGGATCGGGACATGGTTTCACCAAGTCCTTTGAGGAGCATGGCTATATTCTGGGTCTGTGCCGCATTCGTGCGGACCTACACTACCAGCAAGGTCTTGATAAGCTATGGAGTCGAAAGACTCGGTATGACTTCCCGTATCCTGTGTTCGCCCATATTGGCGAACAGGCTGTGCTCTCTCGGGAAATCTACTGCGATGGTACCGGCGATGATGATGATGTGTTCGGGTATCAAGAAAGGTACGCCGAGATGAGGACCCACCGGAGCATGATCACGTCCGTTATGAGGTCCACTTACGCTACTCCTCTCGACTACTGGCATCTCGCGCAGGAGTTCGATACCCGGCCTGTTCTGGATCAGGATTTCATCGAGGAAAATCCTCCTATCGATCGCGTCATAGCGGTCCCGGCGGAGCCGCAATTCCTCATGGACATCTTCTATGATCTGACTTCCGCACGGCCCTTGCCGGTGAACTCGATCCCGACACTGGGCGGGCGGTTCTAGTGGCTGAGGAAGGCGGCGCGGATTGGTCTGCCATTGGCGGTGGCTTGCTGTCAGGCGGCCTTTCTATGGGCGGCTCCATCATTTCAGGGATGATGGGCCGTTCTGCCGCAAATCGGGCTACCGATGTAAACCGCCAGGAAGCCGCCTTAAACCGGCAATGGATGGAGTATATGAGCAACACCGCCCATCAGCGAGAGGTCGCTGATCTGAAAGCGGCGGGGCTCAATCCTATCCTGTCTGCCGGTGGTGGTGCCTCCTCTCCAGGCGGTTCGGCTGCACAAGCAATGTTGGCCCAAAATCAGGCTATTGATCTCGAGGGTGCTGTGAGCTCTGCGCAAGAGGGCTATCGGCTTACTCAGGAAGTCCGAAACTTAAAAGCTCAAAATGAAAACCTCGAGGCTCAGAAGGCGGCCATAGATCAAGGCCGCCAGTTGGACTACGAAAGCACCCGGTTAAAAAAGGCTGAGGCTATTATGGCCGAGGCAATGTCGGCTGGAGCCCAAGGGATCAAGGAATTCAATTCCCGTTGGGGTCCTACGATGTATAAGGCCGACCGGATTTCCGAGGTCGGCTCCCGGGTGTTTGGTGTTGGTCGTGATCTTGCCGCTACTGCTCTAGGTGCTAAATGGCTTGTTGGAAAAGCCGCCCTGGGCAAGGCTATGGATGCGGCGGGGATGAATAGTGCATCCCCTCGACCCGTGAATATTCGTAGTCGTGTGATGAAGCGTTCAAATTAGGGGGACTAAATGTCTTTCACTCCAAAAAGTACTCGAAAAAAAACTGCTACAAAGGTAAAATCCCAAGAGAGGTTGGATGTTGACATTAACAATCTCGTTAAATATGGACATCCGATCCCGGCCGGGGTTAACTGCTATCCGGATCTTACGGAGATCCCCGAGGATCGTAGGGTGGCTCTGAATCGCCTAGGGGCGATCATGGATGCAATGCCGCCCTCGATCTCTGAGGCAGGTTTTGCTAGTCTGCTCCGACTTCCATTCCCTCAGGCCATGGAGTTCTTGAAAAATCTGGAAGCCGCACATTCGTCTGACGCGCGTGCCTCGCGCGCGACGGGCGTACAAAGCGGCGATCCTCAAAAAATCAACTCTACTCCTGGCCAAGCCGGGGGGCCGGCGGAAGCCCCCCCGGGCGCTGGAGCCGGCGCCCCGGCTAAGGTCGGATCATGACTCCCGTTGAACGCTCTATAAATGCCCTGATTTGGGCCGCAGTGCTTGGGGCAGTAGGCACGGCTTTCTACTTGATATATAGTGCCTACTGACACCATAGGAGAAATCTATGAAGCGAGAAAGAAAGCGTATGTCCAGGGGTGAATCCCGAAGGGACTTTCGTAAAAAGCACGATTCCCACCCGCTGAATTATTCCCGGGCTTTGGTCGGGACTATGCGGGGTGGGATTAGGCTGTAGTGCCTCTGTGCTACGAAAATGGACCCTATCCTTGTGGCAAGTGCACCGGCTGTCTTTCAAGTCGCGCAAGCGACTGGTACACTCGCCTCATGCATGAACGACAGTCCGTCGG